GGAAACGTCAACGCAGACCCCATAGAGGCGAACTTGGCGAGTTGTATAACCTCGCCATCCAGGTCCGCCTTCGTCGATCTTGTCGCCATGACAAAATCGCGCAGATGTGGGTGAAACCGAAAAAGCTCCTCAGCTAATTCGGCATGTACACGGTCAGAAGCTTCGCTCAAGTCGAGCGTCGCCAGAGAACCAGTAAGTGACCCTTTAAGGGCCAATTGCTGGTTTCTCTCCTGATCAGTGAAACCCAGAACACCAGACAAGTCTGAGTGCTCCACACCAGCGTAAATCTCGCGCTTAAGCCCCTGCTGTGCAAACTGCACTGTTGAGGGTTCAATTGCGATGATCCGTGGTGTCTTCTGCGTCTTCGGCACACAAACAACCCTGACGGGAAGTTCGTGCTGTGGGGCCACGAGCTCAGAGGGACCTGTAGGAAGGTTCTGGCTGTACAGCTCAAAGGGGAAAACCTCGTTGAGCCGTTCAGTCCAGTAACCAAAATCCCAGCGCGCCGCATGATCGAGACGATCAGCGACTGCGCCCGGTCCATGACGCGGGATGAGTTGATAGCTAGAAACAACAGTTTCCAGTCTATCAAACAAATCCCCGAACAGATGGAGTGTCCACTTGTTAAAGTGTGACCACAAGGAAGGATCAATGCCTTCCAAGTAGTGCTCCATAAGTTGCTCGTCAGTCTTGATGAATTGCGCTTTTGCACGCTGTATCCTTTCAGGGGTACAATCGCGCTCGAGCTTGGACGTCAGATAACAAATCTGACGAACCGCCCAGATGCAATCTGGGTCGGGATTCATCAAGAGATTCCCATCATCAGAGAACACACGCGAGAGGAAACCTCCGAGAAATCGGGGGAGCCCTCGATGGTGAACAAATTGAGTCACCATCTGTCGCGGCCAGATACCATCACGAAGTCCTTTCTCAAGGGCCTTCGCGAGGTCTGGCAGGGTGATCGTGAGGAACGAATCACCTTCGTGTTCCCAACGTGACTGGATGTAATCCATGTCACGCTGCACAGGAATAGCGCAATGAAGTCCTGCGTCACGCAGGACTGCCAGATGGAGAGTTACCAGGCTTTTCAAGACCCCTCCTTTACGGGGGTGGTGCTTCCAGCCGGTAGCTCACAGATCAGCGCTTGGTAGCGACGATAAAGGCACCTACACTGATTGTAATCAGTACGCAGATGCCAATGATCATCATTGCCTCAATAGCGCTCACTTCTCTCCACCAAGAATCTTCTTGAGGAGTGCCTTCGAGTTGGCTCCGAGGGCGCCCGTAAGGGCGTCGTAGAGAGCCTCCACCTGTGCTTCGGTAGCCCCTTCGGGGATAGCGAAGTTGACAGATGCGCTCGGGCGCTGCTTCGAGATCAATCCCGTGATGGGATCGGTCACGTTGACAGTCTGAACGAGCGAGGACGAAGAACGGGCAACGTTGTTCTTGTCGACCTTCTGGGTCACAAAAAGATCAACCTTGGCCGTCCGGTTCGAATAGACGTGCGTGTCAGCACGCTCTTCGAGTCGGGGCAGGGAAGTGGCCGTGCCAGAAATGGTCACGGACTGGGGATCGGTAAGCACCGGTTCTCCTAATGGTTGGTTGTCTACTTTCGTAGACAGGTGGGTAGTTTTACCTGTGGTTTTTGGTCATCTGAGTCTGGTAAGACCCAGTGCACCAAGGATCGCACCTTGCTCACCTGTAAGATGAGAGTTAGGCGACCCATTGAATCCGAAAGGATTGGCACGTATCCGACGCTTCCGAGTATAAGAATACTCGGACTGATGATATGAAGGGCCGTAATAAGTATCATTACTAAAACGACCCTGAATAGCAGCAGCGGAGAACCTAGTTTTCACTCTAGTGGTCTCCATGGCGTAGAGATACGTGGAAAGCACGCGGTTTGAAACCGCGGCTTCCATCGAGGCGATTGATCCTCCGATATCGGAGGCCCAATCGACTAGCCAAGTCCAGGGCTGGAGGTTCCAAAGAACCGACGGGGTGATGTCGAAAGACATCAAGGTTTCCAGTCTGTCGAAATACTTAGAAGGGTCGAAACCCGCCTTAGGTATGTAGACAAACTCCCCCTCAATCGACCTCTTGACAGTAGTCTTTTCAGACCACTGAACAATACCGGTCGTACGAGCCGTGGCTGTAGTGCGGTCGGAAAGGTGAGCTTCAAACTGTGTGGGAAGACCCACAAAGGTTGAAGCGCCTGCCGACCACGACAGCACAGCTCGCCCTACGTCACCTCTTCTAAAGGTTTCAGTAGGTTGAGCAGTCCTGCGACGGTGAGTTGCACCTAAGGGCCGATAAAGCCCGTAGGACGCTGATAGCAGAGCTTCAGCGAAATTTTGCAAATCTGAGAGCAAGGGTTTCCACCCAAACTCCAGATTGAGGTAATCGTCACCTAGGGCCTTCAATTCTTTAGCTTTCGGCTTAAGAAGAGCAGTCCCAAACCTTGGCAGCCCCTCACGGAGCTCACCAAGGAAATTGGTCAACGAAAACTCACTCACCCCCGGTGCCATGCGACCATACATGGTAGCAGCCCAAGACTCCAACTCAGAAGTTGGGGTCTTGAAGGTGAAAGGAGCAGGATCGGAAACCGCTCCTACTCCGAGATGAAGTCCTCTATAAGTATAGAGGGGGGAAGTGCCAACCCGAGCTGAAAAATCCAGACCGGGTTTGACATTCTCCCAAACTTCATTCTCCCATGTATGGCCACGATCCACCGAAAGAGCCGAGGTATCGAAACCAGAA